GAAAGGAACTGGGAGAACTCAATCCGCAGTATTGGAGGAAGTTTCGGGGCTTCTGGCCTCCTGCTGATGCTGATGACTCCACGATTGTCTCTGATATCCTTTTGGCCCGCCATGGAGCGTTAGAGAAGCCGATCTGGGATGGAACCCCGAAAGATATTGCTGGAATCGACCCTAGCTACACAGAGGGAGGCGACCGTTTTGTCTTCACCCACCTCAAGTATGGCAAGCTGATCAGTGGTAAATGGGCGATAGCTGTCGAGAAACAGTATGTCCTTAACCGAAGGGCTGGGTCTCAAGAAGATTTTCAATACGAGATGATCCAGCAAATCCACGACCTCTCTCTCAAATTGGGAATACCGAATCAATGGATGGGAGTGGACGCTTCGGCGGGTGGTATCTTCTGGTCAATCGGTGAACGGGAACTCCTAAAGGGTTGGCATGCAGTGAGTTTTGCAGGAGCGGCATCAGATTTACCCGTGAGCGCCCAATATGCCATGAGGAACGAAGTTACAGGAAAGCCCCAAGTCGGCAAGGAATTGTTTCACAACATGGCTTCAGAACTGTGCTTCGCCGCCCGCTACTTCCTAGAATGCGAACAACTAAAGGGCATCAGCCCCGATCTGGCATGGGAGATGACCCAAAGGAAGTATGTGCGAAGGACTCGGAAGATCATCATTGAGTCCAAGACCGACATGAAAAAACGGATAGGAAAGTCCCCCGACTTATTTGACTCATTTGCCGTAGGATTGTTTGTCGCCCGTAAAGTCTTTGGAGCCATGGCTGGATCTGAAGCGATAGAAGAAAAGAAACGGCTTAATAAAGAAACCTTCAAGAAACTTAAACAAGCCTTGACTATAAAGAAGAATTGGTAGATTCTATTTGCCATTTATGGCTCAACTACCGATTGCGGAAGCTGACATCTGTATATTTCAAGGTGCCACCTTTAACCAGACCTTATTCTATGAGACGGGCGAACCTTCGGCCCCTGTCAACCTTGCGGGTTATACAGCCAAGATGCACATCAGGTCAAAGCCCGAATCCAAGGCACTAATTCTTGAATTGTCTACAACCAATGGTAGAATCGTCTTGAATGAAACTACAGGATCTATTAGACTATTTATTTCGGCGTCCGACACGGCGTCACTCTCGGTCTGTGATAAAGCCGTATATGACCTTGAGCTTACAACAGGGGCCGTCACAACCCGAATCCTGCAAGGCAATGTTATCATTTCACCAGAGGTTACCCGCTAAATGAGCAAGATCTGTATCCCAATCCCATCCAGCAGTGTTATCGGTGTGTCCTCATCTCCGATTACCACTCCAAGTATTAACATTCTTCGCGTCGAACCATCAATTACGGGACTTACTGGTGGAGCGGCGACAGACCTTGATTCTTTAAATACCGTTAGCGGAACCTATGCGGTGGGTATTGTGGTATTTGTTGTCATCGGTGGAGTTCCAGCAATTTATCAACTGACCAATGGAACTGACGCTGAAAACGATCCATTTGTTATCCGTCCTAATGACTATGATAGCCAAACTGGAACAAATCGGGTTTGGAAGCGATTAATGTAAAATGAAATATATTCTCTCACTTATTATCAGTGGAGCCTTGGTTGTTTCGGGCTTCGGGCAAACTCGGAACGTTCTTGTAGGAACCAATAATGCCGTAGTCCAACCCACCAACTTTTGGAGTGCTGATGCTTCCAATGCTCGCACGGGACTTGGATTGGGGACAGCGGCCACCAGTTCGGTATCAGCATTTCAGCCAGCTTCTACAGCACTTTCCAATTTGGCGACTGGTAATGGCGGGGCATTGAGTAATCTTCAGGCCACAAATCTCGTTGGAATTATCCCCGCATCTAATATTTCCACAGTCACATTCACTAACATTGGAGGAACGCTTGCTATTTCCAGTGGCGGCACAGGAGCGACTAATGCGGTCAATGCTCGTCAGAATCTTGGTTCCACAATAGTTGGCGATGCAGTATTTATTGCCACAAACGCAGCAGCGGCTAGAACTGCAATTGGCGCTTTGGCAACAGATGGAAATGCCATTAATCTTACAAATTTTCCTTCAACCCTCCTTCGCATAAACGGCAATGGGGCGGGGCTTACGAATCTTACAGCCGAGAGTATCACGGGCGCTGTGTCCATTGCCAAGGGGGGCACTGGAGCCACTAATGCAACAAATGCGCGAAACAATCTTGGGCTAGGTTCAACAAATAACGTTTCATTTAATCAAGTCGATGCACAAACATTTTTTGTCGGGGATAACGGAGCTATTACATTTGAATCAAGTTCAGCATCAGGCGCATCAAGAACAAATCTTGGTCTTGGAGCAGGAAGTACTAATGAGGTTGGATTTAAAACTGTCAGAATGCCAAATGGCGGGGTTAGTTTTGTTGAGCCAGTAGATAACGAAACCGTTCTGGCGCTTCCATCAGATACTGATCCAGTTACGCTTAATCCAATTCATTGGAACAATAGTGGCGTTCGTCAATCTTTGGGGCTTGGTTGGTCCGCACTCACAAACACTAACGCTGGTACAAGTCTTGTTTCGGTTAACACCAACGGAGATGTGGTAAGCCCGACAAATTTCTGGGCAGCGGCCCCGATATCCACAACTGTCCAATATCAGACAAACGTTACTGGAACATCAACAAATGCCGCCACAAATAGCCGCAACCTATTCTTGTTCAGCCTTGCTCCTTCGGTATCTGGAGTTACCAATACGGTGACATTACCCACAAATCCCGCAACCACATTTGAAGGAGATAGAGCTACTATTACCCATCTGGCCCAGTCAACAAACGCAGTGACGGCTGTTAGGCAATTGGGCGCGGCAACCAACCTAATCACACTCAACCAGCTTGATGAAGCGGTTCTACTGATGTATCGCAACGGAGCATGGATGTTAGCCGACAACATCTCCTACATTGAGCCTATCTATTTTTCAGGAACCAATGCTTCGGCTAACGCAGCGGCAAGCAGAACCAATTTGGGATTAGGCAATATTTCAATGGTATCCAATGGTGTTGTTGTCGCTACTAATTTCTATGCAACAAATGGTGAGGCGAGTTTTACAAATCTTCAAACAAGATACTTGGAGTTTGGAGATTATCTTTTCGTGGCAGACACAACTAACACCAATGTGATTGTTTTTGAAGACCCAACAGACAGAACCAACTTTATTCGTGGTCTTGGTCTTGGCCCGACAAATAGTGTGTCATTTGCTTCAGTTACTATTTCAGGAGGCGATAATATAGCTCTTACTGGTTACGGGGTTTCTGGCGGCTCATTTAATGGAAAATTGGATTTTGAAGAAAATGCTTTATCTACTGGTGATGGCGATTGGAATTTTGAAGGATCTGGAATCTATAACGCAGGGACTATTCAGTTTGATACCCCGATTCACGCCTCAAACACTCGTACCAACCTCGGCCTCGGCCTCCCAGCCTTCACCAACACCAACAACGCCAACTTCCAAGCAGCAGTGTTTACCACAAACACCGCACCAACAAATACTGCAAACGTCAACACAGTTAACTTCAATACTGCTGTTGCTTGGATGGAAGTAACAGTTTCTACCAACGGAACAAACCACAGCTTCCGTATTCCTTTGTTTCGATGACCAACTACTGGAGACTTGAGAGAGACATCGAAATCGTCCAAGGAAAAACTTGGACGGCGAAGTTTCGTTATCTGACCAAGTCTTGTAAAGGTAAGTCCAATGTTCCCGTCAATCTTTCGGGCTACGGGGCCAACATGGTGATTCGGGAATGCGCCAAGGATAGTGCTACTTTGCTTACATTGACCTCTGGAAGCGGGATTACGCTTGGAGGGAGTGCGGGCACCATCGAAATCGAAATCACCGCCACACAGGCAGCAAATCTAACCGCAGGAGACAACGTCTACGAAATCGAACTCTACCTCGGCTACACCTATATCGCCTTTGCCACAGGTAAAGCTAAAGTCTATCAGGAGATCGCCCGATGAGCCAAGAGGTCATTGAGATCACAGAGAGGGAGATTGAGATCATTGAGGTGGTGGAAAAGGGGCCGTCTGGCCCAACTGGCCCGCAAGCTAATATCAATTATACGGTAGTCTCTGGCCCGCAAACACTTAGCAACTCACAGAACATTGCAGCCGACACTTCGGGAGGAACGTTTACCCTAACTCTCCCGCTAAACCCGAATGAAGGAGACTCCATCGATATCTTCGACTACTCGGAGACCTTCGACACCAATCCACTGACCATCGACCGAAACGGGCAGAGAATCGAAAGTCTGGAAGAAAATCTCATCTGTAACGTCGAAGGAGCCTACTTCACAATGATCTATACTGGATCTACCCGTGGATGGCAGATCCTTCCTCGCTACGGAACCTCTGGAGGAGGAGGAGAGTCTATCCTTACCAACCAAGGCGACACCCTTTATCGCGGGCCTTTGGTCAACGAGAGGCTTCCCATCGGAAGCGCAGGCCAAATCTTAAAAGTCGCCGCCAGCGGCATACCAGAATGGGGCAACGAGTCGGGGGCCGTGACAAGCGTGAACGGGGCCACGGGAGCAGTCACGGTTGCTGCCCTTAACCACACCCACGAAGCGGCAGACGTATTCTTTCAAGGTTTGGAACTGTTAGACGCGGGCAACGCCAACACAAACGGCGTCTACGTCTACGGCGGGGTTTTTGGCGGCAAGGGCATCTACTACAAAGACAAGGACAGTTTCATTTATTGGGACGGAGCAGCTTGGATGGTGTCCTATAACTCCGACGACATTTATTCCTCGGCGCAAAACACGACAACACCGTGGCAAGTCACTTCGTGGAGCGTTGAAGCAGGCCAAACATCGCCCGCACCCTCGTCGTGGGATCGTCTGACAGGCGACCAATGGGAGGCGGTTGTCGGGCAGCGCATCAACCCGACCTTGCGCGGCACTGCCGCTGGCAAAAATGTCGGCACAGGTGCGGACGATGTTTCGGCTGGTAATCACACCCACGGCAACCTAACCAACGCAGGAGCCATCGGCACCACCGCCAACCTCCCGCTCCGCACAGGCACCAACGGCGTAGTCGAGGCGGGTTCTTTCGGCGCGGCGGCAGGGAGCTTTTGCGCTGGCGACGATGCGCGGCTTTCGGATGACCGCGACCCGAA